CCCCGCGCTGGGGCAGATGTTCACCGACCTGTCGTCGTCCATCACCATCGCGACCGGTGGAACCAAGGCGTTCGCCGACATCATCGCGACGCTGGGCAAGGTCGGTACCTCTTACCTGCCGCAGCTCTCGACGTGGTTCGTCAACATCTCCAAGCAGTTCGCCGACTTCCTGAAGGCCAAGGGCGAGAACGGGATCAAGGCCGAGGTCGACCAGGGCATCCAGGCCCTGAAGGATCTGGGCGGCGTCCTCTACAACGTCTACGGCATCCTGTCCGGCGTCGCTCGCGCGGCGACTGAGGCGGGCGGTACGTCGCTCGGCACGCTGAACGACGCACTGGCCAGCATCCACAAGACGGTCGACTCCAAGGGCTTCCAGTCCGGCATGACCGACGTCTTCAAGGCTGCGCACGAGGCGATGAACAACATCGCCACGACGTCCGGGCCGGCAGTCAAGAACCTGTTCATCGAGCTCGGCTCGCTGCTCACGACGGTCCTCCCGAAGGCCGGCGAGATCATCGGTACGGCGCTGGCCGCGGTGGCTTCGGCCCTCGCTCAGCCTGCTGTCACCGATGGCATCTCGGCCATGTTCGACGGACTGCTCGGCGCGGTGCAGGCCCTCGCTCCCGCGATGGCTCCGCTCGGCCAGGCGCTCGGCGCGATCATGCAGGTCGTTGCCGCGATGCTCCCGGTCTTCGGGCAGCTCGTCGCGGCTGCGATCATCCCGCTCGCGGGCGCCTTCTCGACGCTGGCTCCGCAGCTCATCCCGATCGTTCAGCTCCTCGGCGGCGCGCTGACGCAGGCGTTCCAGACGCTGGCTCCGGTCATCCAGCAGATGGTCCCGATCGTCGGTTCCCTGCTGGGTACGGCGTTCCAGTTCCTGGGCACGATCCTGCCCCCGATCGCTGCGATCTTCGGGCAGATCCTCCAGGCCGTGATGCCTCTGGCGTCCGCCCTGATGGACGCGCTGGCTCCGATCCTGCCCGTGCTGGCTCAGGCGCTGACGACGATCTTCACGGCCCTCCAGCCGGTGATCGCCATCGCGCTTCAGATCATCTCGGCAGTCATCCAGCCTCTGCTTCCGATGCTGTCCGAGGTTGTCCAGGCTGTCCTGCCTCCGCTGGCCGACGCGATCTCTCGCGTGGTCGAGGCGCTTCAGCCATTCCTTCAGGCACTGCTCGCGGTCGTCAACTTCCTGATGCCGATCCTCGTGCCGATCCTCCAGTTCATCATCGAGATCCTGGCCGGCGCTCTCGTCGCCGCGATCAACGGCGTGGGCCTGGTCCTCGAAGGACTCAAGGAGTACTTCGTCGCGGTCTGGGATTACGTCAAGGCGTGGTTCCAGCTCTTCCTCGACCTCTTCACCGGGAACTGGAGCAAGCTCGGCGAGGACGCCAAGGCGATCTGGGACGCCATCCTCGGAATGCTGAAGGGCGTCTGGGACATCATCCTCGGTGCGCTGGAAGTCTTCTTCAACGTCGGCATCCTGGGCACGGCAGGCAAGGCTTTCAAGGCCATCGGCGCCCTGTTCAAGTCGGCGTGGAAGGCCATTGCCGAGGTCTTCACGGGAGCCTTCGCGGCGATCCGTGGCTACATCGGCGTGTTCATGACGGGCGCCAAGGGCCTGTTCATGGACGGCATCAAGGCCATCGGGAAGTTCTTCTCGGACGGCTGGAAGTCCATCACGGGCGGCCTCCGCCTGTTCTTCACTGGCGCCAAGGCGCTGGTGATGGACGGCATCAGGGCGATGGGGAAGTTCTTCTCAGACGGCTGGACCACGATCCGCACGACCGCCGTGACCAAGTTCAACGCACTGGTCTCGACGATCTCCGAGTGGATCGGCAAGGCCGTAGCCAAGGTCAAGGAGCTGCCCGGCAAGGCGAAGGCCGGACTGAGCTCGCTCGGTTCGACGCTGAAGAACGCCGGTATCGAGCTCATCAAGGGCTTCATCTCCGGCATCACCTCGATGTTCAGCTCGGTCAAGAGCAAGCTCGGTGACCTCACCAGCAAGCTGACCGACTGGAAGGGTCCACTCCCCAAGGACAAGGTCCTTCTCTACAACGCCGGTGTTGTGATCATCAAGGGTCTGATCAAGGGCCTTGAGTCGCAGTTCAGCAACGTGAAGAAGAGCCTGACCGACCTGACCGGACTGATCGGCAAGGCGAAGCTGAGCAAGTCGCTGACCGCCAAGGTCAAGGCTGACCAGGCTTCGCTGAACAAGCTGCTCTCCTCGTACGAGGCGCTGACCAAGAAGGTCGACGACGCCAAGAAGTCCCTCGCGGACCTGAAGGCGGCGAAGGCCGACTACGCGGCGAACATCGCACAGAAGATCATCAACGACGCCAACGTCACCAACATGGAAGGCGGCTTCACCGGGATCATCGAGCAGCTTACGCAGGCTCGGGATCAGGCGAAGCACTTCGCTGACGTGCTGGCCAGGCTGAAGAAGCTGGGCCTGAACTCGGAGATGTTCGATCAGCTCGCGCAGGCCGGCCCCCAGGCTGGCATGGCTGCGGCTGAGGCGATCCTCGGTGCGGGCAAGGCTGGCGTCGACCAGGTCAACAAGCTGGAGAAGGAGATTGCCAGCGCGGCCGGGAAGGTCGGAGCGACCGCAAGCCAGGTGATGTACGACAACGGCATCCACATGGCTGAGGGTCTGGTCAAGGGTCTGGAATCGCAGGCCGACAAGATCGAGAAGCAGATGCTGAAGATCGCTGACTCGATGGTCAAGGCCATCAAGAAGGCGCTCGGCATCCACTCTCCCTCCAGGGTTGCGAAGAAGCTCGGCTCGTACTTCGGGCAGGGCTTCTCTCTCGGTGTGGTCGGCGAGAAGTCCAACATCGCTCAGGCGGTGGAGGACTCCCTGGTCGTGGGTCCGACCTCCAACTCCACGGCGCGCAACATCGCATCCGCGGTGGGCAGCGCCCTGGGCAACGGCTCCTCGAACGGGGGCAGCTCGAAGACTCTCAACTACTACGCGGCACCCGGCTCCTCGCTCGGCTCCGAGGAGGATCTGTTCGCCGCCGCGAACCGAGCCAGGATGGGATGGTGAAGTAAGTGCCAAAGCTCCTGCTTGTGAGCGGTGCGGACACGATCGACCTCAACGAGATCGACGAGCAGGGGGTGGGGTTCCAGGCCAAGTCCGGTGTGACTGGCCTGGGCCTGCCCCCGGTCTCGGTCCAGTGGCTGGAAGGCGCCGGAGACGGCGCCGTCTTCCGCAGGACCCGCGTACAGACCAGAGACATCGACGTCCCCATCGAGATCCTGGCGCTCGACCGAGCAGACCTTCAGGACAAGCTCTCCCGGCTGGCCCTCGTGCTCGCCGGGGGGTGCTCCCTGATCCTCGACGAGGGCAACGGGGTCAAGTGGTCGACCGAGGTTCACCGCGTCGGAGGTGGCGAGTACACCTACGGCGAGGACACAGTCGGCGCGAACGAGTTCCAGACGGTCCTCACCCTGCGGGCCGGCGACCCGTACTTCACCAGCTCTCAGCAGCAGGTGCGTACGATCTCCGGCGCCACAGGGGCGAGCCCGTTCCTCGCCAACCTCGTCACGATGAAGGTTGCCCCTTCGCAGGCGATCGGTTCCATCGACCTCTTCAACTCGGGTGACGCTTCGGCGTACCCGGTCTGGGAGGTCCGTGGTCCGGGTGACCACTTCACTGCGACGTCACCCAACGGCGAGACGCTGAAGTGGAACGGCACTCTCAGTGCCTCACAGAAGCTCATCGTCGACACCCGCAAGGGGACGGTGGTGGACGAGACCGGCGCCAACCGGTACGACCTGTTGGACACTGCCCCACGCTTCTGGACCGTCCAGCCGGGCGAGTCCACCGCGACCGCCTCTCTGTTGAACACCACCAGCGCCTCGCAGATCACCTGCTCCTGGTACCCCCGGAAGTGGATGGTGATCTGAGTGCGCCTGGAAGACATCACCGTTGAGGTGCGCGACAAGAACCTGGTCCGCAGGGGCGTCATCCGCCCCGAGGAACTGGACCTCGAACTCACGGACAACTTCAACAACCTCGGCTCATGGGCGCTGACCCTGGCGTCGGAGCATCCGCTGTGTGACACGCTGCGGACGCCCGGCTCCGGGGTCATCGTGACCGGGCCAGACGACGTCTTGCTGTCCGGGCCGATGGTGAAGTCGGAGTTCTCTTCGACCCCCACCGACCCGGACGGGACGGTCTCCTTCGAGGGCGTGTCTGACACTGTCTGTCTTGCAGATGCGCTGGCCTTTCCACAGCCGTCCAACCCGGACGGCGCCAGTCAGACAGAGGCGCATGACGTCCGCACCGGCAAGGTCGAGACCGTCATGCACGCGTATGTCAACGCCAACATCGGTCCGACAGCTCCGGCCGCTCGTCGCAAGACGGGGCTCATCATGGGCACGGACGGAGCCCGCGGACCGATCATCAACCAGTCCGCCCGCTTCCCGATCCTGGGCAACCTGCTCACCGAGATCGCCCTGCTGGGCCAGCTCGGTTTCCGTGTCGTGCAGCGTGGGGCGAACCTGGTCTTCGAGACCTACGCCATCACCGACCGCACGGCGTTCGTCCGGCTCGACGTCCGCAACGGGACGCTCTCCGGACAGAAGGTCGGCATCTCCCCGCCCGGCGTCACACGCGCCATCGTGGCGGGGCAGGGCGACCTCACCGAGCGCCAGTTCCTCCAGGTCGACAACGCCGAGTCCATCGCCGCGGAGGCTGACTGGGGCCGGCGTATCGAGCAGTTCATCGACCAGCGCAACACCGACGACTGGACCGAGCTCCAGCAGGCCGGCGACGAGGCGCTGGAAGGCGCAGGCTTCACCGCGATCAACGTCCAGGTCGTACCGATGGAGGACAGCCAGGCCCGCTTCGGCAAGGAGTGGGGACTCGGCGACAGCCTCGTCGTCATCGTCGATGACCAGGAGCTCAAGTCCACCGTCACCGGCTACGTCATCAAGGCCGACCGAGACGGCTTCCGGCTCGGCGCCGTGCTCGGTGACGCCACCGGCTTCGACGCCTCCGCCGCGCTGAACAAGCGCGTGGCCAACACCGAGACCCGCCTGTCCAACCTGGAGGCCAACTCCGGAGGCGGCGGCTCCTCTCCGTCCGATCAGATCATGCAAATCATGGGGGTGTGGTAAGCGATGGCGAACACGCCGAAGCGCCTGTCCAGAGGCAACACTTCGACGACGCTGACAAGCGTCTACACGGTGCCGACCAGCACGACGACGATCGTGACGAACATCGTGGTGGCCAACTCGGGCACCACCGCGGCGACGATCCTGCTCCAGCTCAACGGGCTGGCGATCATCCCGAACACCTCCCTCCCCGGTAACGGCATCTTCACGCTCGACATCTCTCAGGTGATGGACGCGGGCGACACGGTCAAGATCCAGGGCAACACGACGACCTGCTCGTACTTCATCAGCGGAGTGGAGGTGACAGCCTGATGGGCTTCTCCGTAATCCCGGAGCCTGCCATCTCCGGCTTCACGGGCCCGCAAGGTCCGGCTGGCACGATCCCGTCCGACCCGGTCTTCTCCGGCTCGATGGCGGTGAACGACACCTCCGGCGACCCGAACATCGACATCAAGAAGAACGGGTCGATGCGGTGGAAGATCCGCTCGGCAGGTACGGAGTCCGGCTCGAACAACGGCTCCGACCTGTGGGTGGAAGCCTTCGCCGACGACGGCACCACGAAGATCAACGATCCGATCTGGATCTCACGGACCACGGGCCAGGTCGCCATCGGCATCGCCGACAGCTCGCAGGGTGGCGTGAAGCTCAGCGTCAACGGAGCCATCGGTGTGCGAGACACCTCCGACCCGCTCACTACGGGCATGGGCGCTCAGCTCTACTCGAAGGCCGGCAAGCTGTGGGTGCAGACCGCGAACGGGACCGACAAGTTCCAGGTCGTCGAGTCGCTGCCGAGCAAGGCCAACGCGACGCTCAACGCGACATACATGAGCATCGACAAGGCGGCCGGTAACTACCGCGTCTTCCGCTGGATGACCGATGCCGTCAGTCGCTGGGAGGCCCAGGTCGATGACGTCGCCGAGGCCGGCTCGGCTGTCGGCTCTGACTTCCGCCTGTCGGCACGCAACGATGACGGCACGTTCAACAAGACCGTCATCCACGCCAAGCGGTCGGACGGCACGATCACCTTCGGCACAACGACGCACCACGGCTCCGCCCAGGTCACCTCGGCTGGCGCGGTCGGCCTGCGAGACATCACCGCCGACCCGGCTACCGCTACGGGCGGCGCCTTCCTCTACTCGAAGGGCGGTCTGGCCTACGTCAAGCAGGCGGACGGCACCGTCTTCCAGCTCGGTGCCGGTGGTGGCGGCGGGGCTGTCTCCTCGGTCAACAGCAAGACTGGCGTGGTCACCCTGGCCGCGTCGGATGTGAACGCTCTGCCGACCGACGCGGACGGCTCGACGGCTGGCCGACTCACCTCGGCGAAGGGCTTCACGGTCACCTCGGCCGACGTCAACCAGAACCCGATTCTCACGGACTCTCCGGCCGGTCAGGCGGCCCGCCTGGCAGTCATGCGCGTGAACGGCGTGGACCAGTTCTCCCTTGGCTCAACGGGCAGCCTGACCCTGGCTGGCGGCCTCACGGCTGGCGCCACGAGCACTCTCCCGAACCTGCGGCTCGGCTCGACGTCGACCGGCTTCGCTGGCGGCTCGGGCTCGGTCATCGCCATGGCCAACGCCACCACCGTCCCGAACTCGACGCCTACCGGCGCTGTGGTTTACGTCGAGGGCGGCGTGCTGAAGGTGCGACAGCTGGACCAGTCGGTCGTCACCGTCCAGAACCCTCCAGTCACCTCGGTGAACACCAAGACCGGCGACGTCTCCCTGACGGCTACCGACGTCAGCGCCATCCCCACCTCGCAGAAGGCTGCGGCCTCCGGTGTCGCCTCACTGGACTCGTCCACCAGGCTCCCGGCAGCACAGACCCCGACCGTGATGCCGCGCAACGTCTGGGGCCCCCAGGCTCTCGGCTTCGCCTCCTGGTCTGTCGACCCTGCGACGGTAGCCACTCCGACCGTTGGCCGCTCGATCACGATCGGACGCACCTACTACGCGGGCGTCTACATCACCGAGCCGACGGCCGTGAGCAAGGTCTTCGTCTTCGCCGCAGGATGGGCCGGCTCGACCGCAGTCCCTGCGGCCAGGTTCTTCGCGGGCATCTACGACGAGAGCGGCACGCGCGTCGCCTACACGGGCGCCACTGCACTGTCGAGCGTCGGAGCTGCTGGCCAGACCACCGGCTCCCCCACGGCGCAGGTGAACCAGCACACCGGAGCTGTCCCGCTCCCCCTCACTGCGTCCTACACGATGCAGCCCGGCCGGTACTGGCTCGCCTTCCAGATGAGCGCCGGTACGGCGACCGACTTCTACTACTACTACATGCAGAACGAGGCGACCGGGAACACGTCCATCTTCCACAACCTGGCGACGGCCTTCGTCCGCAACGCCTACATCTCCGGCCTGACCGGGATGCCGTCCTCGATCACGAAGACCGACTTCGTGCTCAACCACGATCAGATGATCATGGCCGTCGCGTAAGGAGTGTGCAAGTGGGAGCGTCCCTCTACCCGCCCCCGGTCGAGGCGCCCACGGTCGTCACGACCGGCCTGACCGCAGGCTCGGGCGTCACGGTCAACAACTTCCAGGCCAGGAAGATCAACGGGGTCTGCTCGTTCGGCTTCGACCTGGCCATCACCACCAAGTTCGACGCGGGCACGACCGC